ACATTGGGTTGCCTGAAATCGTTGAAGATACTTTTGACTACGAGAACCAAGCTGGTATCTCAATAGGCAAAATCTTTGGCCTCCGTAAACCTAAGTACAACAGTGATCACAGCGGCTCCGTTCAGGATTTTGGTGTTATCGCTCTTGATACTGCTCAATAAGGGGGAATGACAAATGGCGACATTTACATCTGACTCTGTATCTGGCAACTCTGCGTTCCAGAACTTTCCCCAAGGCAATTTGGGAGTTAGGGTAGCATCTTACTCAATCACTGCTGCACTCTCAGCCTCTGATATTATTCAGATGGTTGATGTGTTTAAAGGTGAGACAGTTTATGGTGTTATTTTAACTACGACTGACCTTGACACTGGTGGCTCACCTTCTATCGTCTTAGACGTAGGGTACGGTGGCGCAGCTGCTTCTCTCATTGATGGCTCAACTATTGGTCAAGCTGGCGGCACAGCCTCTAGCTTTGCAATAGGTAACGCTACTCATGGTAGTACAGCGACTGCCCCAGTAGCATTTTCTGCTGATGACACAATTGATGTGACAGTACAAGCAGGACCTGCTACGGGTGCTACCTCTGGTACACTAACTATGTACCTCATTGTAGGATAAAACCTATCGAGTCCTCTCTTTCGGGGGAGGACTCATTCTAATTGGGAGGATTCTCATGGCGTATGGAAGAAGTGCAAGAGTAAGAAGGAAAACTAAATCTAAAACTACAAGGGCTGCAGCTAACCCAAGGGCAAAAGCTGCTGCAAAACGTAAGGCCGCTGCTCCTAAAAAATCGACTACAACTGGAAGAGCAACCAGTGGTAGAGTGGGTAGAAAAAGAAGCTCTGTAGACACTAAGACAAATATGGATCTTACTGCTGCTTCTCGTGGAACAAATACTAATCCGCGTGCTGTTATGCAAAGTAAAAAACGGGATAAAGTTGGGTCCGTTAAAACAAAAGGCGGTGAGTATGGGATTTTCAAGAAGAAATCTGCAGCCGCAGGAAGTTTTAGGTCTGCTTTTGCTAAAGCTAGAGCAGCAGGTAAAAAGACTTTTACTTGGGATGGTAAGAGATACACTACTAAAATGAAGTAAGGAGTACGTATGAAAGTAGTTTCTGAATCTGATCTGCGAGTAGCATTACTAAGCGGAGCAGTTGTTTTATTTGAAGCAGGAGTTGAGCGTGAAGTTTCTGATGAGATAGGTTCCGTTGCGTTACAGATGGGAGCTAAATTATCAGGCGCACCTGAACCAGTTGTGGAATCGGCTGAAGAACCTGCTGAAACTTGGGTAGAAGAAGTTGCTGCAATGGATACTGACATTGAGATTAATCTTAATGATGAGCCTAAAACTTTTGAGGACTTAGACACTGTAGTAGCTGCGATGGAAACGCTTGTTAATGAGAGTAATCCTGAAGATTTTAAAGCAGATAACTCTCCAAAAGCTGCCGCTGTTAATCGAGTTGCTGGTCGCACTGTGGCGACAGATGAAAGGGAAGCTGCATGGCAAGCCTATTTAGATAGGTGATAAATGACTGTTACAGTTCAAAGTGTTTTAGATAGAGTTCAACAGACGCTTCAAGATACAGCTGGCATTCGCTGGTCTTCTACTAATGAATTAGTGCTTTGGGTTAATGATGCTCAGAGAGAAATAGCGTTATTAAAGCCTGATGCAACTGCTACTAATGCAACTGTTGCATTAGTTGAAGGCACAAAACAAACGATACCTGATGATGGCAATCGTTTGCTCCGTGTAGTACGCAACATGGCAATGATTGAAAAGACGTATACCGTGACCGTAGTTAATGATAGCGGTAATAAGTTCTACATTGACGGTTCTTTTCAAACATTAACACTTGAAGAAGGTGGCACTTATACCTTTGATCAGTCTCACTCTAGTAACAGTGGGCATCCGCTACGGTTTTCTACAACGGCTAATGGCTCACATGGCGGTGGTTCTGAGTATACAACAGGCGTAACAACGTCAGGCACACCTGGATCTGGTACGGCATTCACGAAGATTACCGTTGCAGTTGGCGCACCTACGTTATACACCTATTGTACGCAACATGCTGGAATGGGCTTTCAGGTTAATACAGGCACAAGAGTAGGCACAGGGAAACGAGCTACTCGTTTAGTTTCAAGAGATTCACTAGATTCAATACAACCGTCTTGGCATGACCCTACTGTAAAAGGCGATGCTAAACACGGCTCTTTGATTAAGCACTATATGTATGAAGATCAAAATCCTCGTAACTATTATGTTTATCCTGGGGTTGCTAGTGGGGCTTCTTCTTTTTTAGAAATTATTTATTCGGCTAACCCAACAACAGTAGCTGCAAATGGCAATCTGGATATACCAGATGTTTTTGCAAATGCCGTAATGAACTACGTTTTATACATGGCGTATATGAAGGACAGTGAGTTTGTTGGAAATCAACAACGAGCGAGTTCACACTACAATTTGTTTATTACTTCTGTTACTGGTAAGTCTCAAATTGATTTAACTACGACTCCTAATTTAGATGCAGGTAATCAAGCACAAGCTGCAGCTATGCGTGGGATGGGGGTTAACTAATGGCTACATATGAATCTTTACTGCCTGACATTATACCAATGGTTCAGAACTGCCCTGATTCTCTAATAGAGTCTAATATTCGATCTGCAGTTATTGAGCTATGTGAAAAAGCTGGGGTATATCAGGCTGAGTTAGACCCGATTACAACGGTATCTGGCATTTATGAGTATGATCTTGAACCTCCTACTGATACCGCAGTCCATAAAATTATGTGGGTGTTGTTTAATGGAGATGCTTTAGAGCCTATTTCAACTTCATTACTAGAAGAGCGTAAACCTAAATGGCGTGAGCCTTCTTACTATGGCACTCCTGAATACTTTGTTAAACAGTCTCGTTCACTGTTTTATCTTGTACCTGTACCTAATGAAACAACGGCAAACAGTACAAGGCTACGAGTACAGTTAAAACCGTTGCATACGTCAACCAGTTGTAACGATGACATCATGGATGATTATAGAGAAGCGATTGTAAATGGAACTTTGTTCCGCTTGTTACGTATGCCAAGCCGTGATTGGACTGATTTTCAAGGTGCAGATGTTTACAGGTCATTATATAACGTTGGGTTAGTAGAAGCAGAGCGTAGAGCGCAGCAATCTGACACTGGCGTAGCTAGGAAAGTGAGATACGGTGGACCATTCCTACCGTTAAACAGGAGGAGAAACAGGTATGGAAGAGAGATCCGATGATCCACAGTTAGCTGACATTAGGGACCATTGGCATTGGGTTAGGGACGGAATACAGGAGATACTAGAGGACCAGAAACAATTAACTTTTATACCAGAAGATGTGTACGCAGCTTGTGTCAACGGTGAGGCGCAGTTATGGGTAGCTTCAGAAGGGTTTGTTATAACTACTGGTTTAAAAGATGAGTATGCAAGAACGTCAACTTTGTTGATTTGGATAGCATGGGCAGAAGAGAGAGGGAAAGATTGTGTATTAAAATACATGACTTTTTTCTCTGAGGAAGCAAGTAAGGCAGGGTACATAGAACTAGAAGTTCGTACACCAAAGCCGTTTACGCAACGGTGGTTAGACGCAGGATGGGAACTAAACCATTCTGTTTATACAAGGAGAGTTTAATGGGTGGTAAACCTAAACAACAAGACTATAAACCTTCTGAAGCGGAGAAGGCTAGTGCTGCTGTAGCAAGGGCTGAAAAAGTATTCTTTGATCAGAATTATGCCCCTAAGTTACGTGAAATGCGTGACATGGCAAAGAACTATAAGTTTGAAGAGTCTGTTCGTGGCAGAGCAAACTCCGATACTATGCAAGCTTTAACAGGACCTTCTGTGGTTAACTTTCGTCAAGCAACAGATGTTTCTCGTGTAGGAGATAGGTCAGCGGCAATTAGTGGTCAGCTACAAAAAGCTGATGAAGCTGCTGCAGCAGTTAGGAACAAAATGTCTACTGGTGTGCTTGGTACTGCTAGAGGGCAAGCTGCTGATGCCCAATCTGGTATGGCACAAGCCTCTAGGTTAGCAACTTCTGAAGCATTGCAAAGAGCTAGAGCAAGAGAACAAGTATCTGCTGCTAAATTTGATGCAGGTGTGGGATTAGCATTAGCAGGTGCAGAGGCTTACAACAAAAAACAAGGGATTTTTGGTAAAGGTGCTATGTTTGGTGAAGGCGGTATGTTTGGTAGAAAAGTTGAGCCTACGGATCAAAAAGTATGAATTTTAATAGCTTATATCGTAATAGAAAGTTTAACCCAGAAACAGGGGAGTTTGAAGAAACTCAGCCTATGTCAGACAGTGCTGGTTTAGCTCCAGTAAATGACCCTGATAAAGTTTTTGCTGATATAACACGGCAAGATTATCTTGATTACGTTAGAGATTATAGAGACTTTGAAAAAGAGTTACTTGAAAAAGCCAGTACAGACACTAGCTTGATTGACTCAGCTAGAGAAGATGCACAGATGGCTGAACAAAGAACTCGTGACATAGCCCAACGGAATGTATCACGTTATGGAGCAGCACTGACTCCTGCACAACAACGTGAAATGGAACGTAATCTTAGGCGTGGAACTACATTAGGCGGTATTCAATCTATTGCTGATGCTCGTATTGCTCAGCGTGATGCAAATCAAAAGCTTTTAGGTGATCTAATTAACATTGGGCAGGGTGTTAATCGTAGTAGCTTACAACAATTAGGTAGTGCTGCTGCCGATGCAACACAAAGGAAGAATGCTTATAGTCAAGCTAGAGCGCAATATAAAG